TTCAAAATATAGAGATTTTATTACATTACATGTTCAAAGAGAAGGTTATATTAGTTTCACCTGTGAGCATGCATGTGCATTTTGGAATGCGACATTTAGAGTATGAAGAACGTAAGGAAAGAACAGTCACCATAGCAGAAAAATACATAGAAGGTGGAATTCCTTATGAGAGGAAACACGATATAGCTGATGCGTTGTGTATGATTATATTTGATAATTTTAGGTCTTGTGTTCACTTTTTTGACAAGTTCAAATATATTGGTGATTCACCAATAAATTATATATAGATATATTAGATGCCAACAGTAAAGCAACTTCAGAACGCCAAGACAAAATTGAAGAAGACGACCAAACCTATTGGGAATAAACCTACTATACCTACAGCTGCTCTTCTTCGTCTTATCGCCGCCGACCCCAAGATACGAAGAGACAAGAACTTCCTCAAGGCTGTTCAGGAGTACGCGAAACTTCGTCGTTGAGAGTGGTGAGTGCATTTGAAACACATTCAAACATATCAAATATTTCATTCACATTCCTCCTTTCAAGTGCCTTTTTGAGTTTATCGATGTTATACTCAACTGATTTCTTCTCCTTATTTAATTGTGTTTCAAGTTTTTCGATTTTTTTATCGATAAACTTGGTCGTGTTCTCGATATTGACATCAATATTCTGGATTTCATTTTCATATAATGTTCGTTGCCTCTCGAGAATCTCTCTCTTTACATCCGATCCACATCGGTCAATTTGATTGTCGAGACGTTCAAGCTTTACTTGGAGTTCTTCTAAATTTGTTACATATGTTGTCTGATACAACTTCTTCGCATTCTTTAGACTGATGATTTCCTTACACAGTTTAGTATCCATACTATATTTTCATCTTGGTGTGAAGCTTTAAATTATTTAAATCTTCGACAAATCCTTTAAAATGCCCTAAACGATATTGTACGAATGCCCAAAGTGCGAAAAAGAGGGTCTTTGTCATTTTATTGACTTCAGTGTCTTCCATTTTATATATAGGTCCAACGAGACGTCCCATGAATGTTTCTTCTTTATGTTTACCTGTCACTAACATCTCAGCCTGTGTCAATGCACATGTATCATCATTCACTGACCAGTGGTAGAAGATGAATGGTATGAGCATCGAATAAAATTCTAAATTTTTTTGATTATTCATGAATGGAACTATCAGAATACCAAACAAGAAAATGAGATGAATTAGGAATATTATATTCATCTACTATAAGATGACCGAAGATAATATTATGGCAGAAATGTGGAATGAGTACCACGAGAATGTACTTCGCCAGTGGGGTGAGGCGTCTGCATGTTATCGGTATATGCACCACCGAGCTTTTCTCACGTATAAAAAACTGAGTCTGCGTTTCAGTTTACCTGTAATTGTTCTTTCGACAATCACAGGCACGGCAAACTTTGCACAAAGTTCGTTTCCAGAAAGTATAAAGGGTGGAGTACCCGCAGTTATTGGTGGTATGAACCTCATAGCTGGTCTCATCGCAACAATCATGCAATTCCTGAAAATCAATGAACTCATGGAGAACCACAGGACGAGTGCTTTAGGTCACGGTGGGCTTTCTAGGAATATTCGCCTCCAGTTGGCTCTCCCCCGTGACGAGCGTAGTAAGGAGGGTCTCATTTTTGTGAACGAATGTAAAGGTATATACGAAAGTCTGCTGGAACAGTCCCCCCCAATCCCCAAAGAAATATTGAAAACATTTGAGAAAGACTATCCAATAGAAGGTGTATTTACAAGACCTGAGATATTGAATGTGCGTCCTATTCCACTCTTAAAATTACCAAAAACTATAGAACCTATCCGAGCTATAACAAAAAATACTCCATTCGAGAAAGTTGGTGAGTACTTGGCACCTCCTATTGAGGAGGAAGAGGAAGAGGAAGAAGAGACAGACGTCGAGCAAGGTACACCAACAGAATAAACATGACCACATTGGTCAGAATTCCACATGCAACGTATGGTAAAATTTTCCTTTTTAAAGGTTCTACGATACGTTTATGTAGTGCGTCATTCTCGAGCACCAAATCTATGGCCTGATTAGTAAGATCATCAATGGATTCTTTCATTAAAGTAGTGGGGCAAAAAAAAGATCCCATTGTAACGACAATTCATACGAAACAAATTGAACTTATTCGTAAGTACATCAGTGAAAGGAAGAATGTGTTCATTTGTGGTGCATCTGGTGTAGGTAAAACATATGTACTTCGGGCAGTATTACAGGGACTGAATCATGTAGAACTTCAGAGTGAACATCTTAAAAGTAAATCTCTATTTCTACCATTTATAAAACCCTCAACCAAGCATGTATTTATTGAGGATTACGACCCGGTGTTTAAACCTATAATTGAACAGGTGTCAGATGGTAATCGTTTATCCCGTGGTTCTCTACTTGTCACAAGCACTAATATGTGTATGTATCCAAAATTTGAGACAGTGTTTATTCCCCGACACAAACCAGAAGTTCTAATGACACTGACAGATGAATCAGGTCATAAAGTACAGGATGCAGCCATCCGATCTCAAGGGAATATTCGTAACTTTTTCACCTATCTTGAGGGATATGATGAGATGGATGATTTCAAAAGTCCTAAAGAGTTTATCGCTGAAATTTTGACGGATCCTTCTCCAATTCAGATATATGATAGTATTTCTGAACATGGACACATATGGGACATTTTCCAAGAAAATTACTTAGACTCTACTGGTATAGACTTTGTACGTGCGTCGCGATCCTTTTCGGATGCAGACTTCTACGATAACCATATTTATGCACATGGAGAATGGAACCTCATGCCATACTTCGTGATACATGCCCTCACGATCCCAAAGACTGCACTTGGGGAACCCCTCGAAAAAGAGAAGATTAGACCAGGGAGTTGTTGGACAAAGTTTGGAAACTATAAGATGCGTAAACAAAAGTTTGAAGAAATCAAGAAGAAATCGAGGATGGGGTTGGGTATAGAGGAATTGTGCCTATTAAAGAAATATGCAGAAAAAGGAGACTTAGATCCTATGATAAGCTATAAAATTACACCCCAAGATTTTGATGTTATCAATCACCTTGCCGTCGGAAGTGGCTTAAAATCGAGAGATGTAACTAGAGTAAAGAAGGCACTCAAGAATGCCTACGACAGATGAAGAAAAAGAAATTGAAATCAACGACAGTGTCAAGACTATCGGAAATGAAATTCTCTTTTATGGTGACATAGATCGTGAAAATGCCTTAGAATTTGTTTTACAGTTCAAGAAACTTGAAATTGATATGTTGAAAAAGAAGGCGGAACTTGTTGGGTACGAACCACAAATTCGTATATCCATCATGAGTGATGGTGGTGACATATTCTCTGGTCTAAACATGATGAATGTCCTAGAACGCTCTAGGGTCAAGGTCGTCACCATCGCCCAAGGTTCTTGTTGTAGTGCAGCTACCTTTGTATTCCTGGGTGGTTCAGAGCGTCGCATAGGGAAGAATGCATACCTTCTGATTCACCAACTTACTACCGAGTTTTGGGGTAATTTCCAAGATCTTCGCAATGAGATGAAGACATCTGCAAAGTTTATGAAGATGCTCAAGAATATGTATATGTCAAAGACTGAAATTCCTGAGAGGAAGTTTAAACGACTGATGAAGAAGGACATCTATCTATCCCCAGATAAGTGTATCAAATATAAGATTGCCCACGTCGTTGACTGATCGTTGTCGATCGCTTGTACATCATCAAAAAACATACAACAATTAAAATAACACAAAAAGTATTTAGATTCATAGACACTGTTGCACTCTCTGGCATTTTAAGTCGCTCCATTCTACCATAATTTACAACGGGTAATGAGGACATCTATTTAAAGTTGAGAAATTAATTATTGAGTTATATAAATCTTTTTATGGACATAATTACAGAAACGAAGCGTATCACACCCGCAAGTAACTCCGTTTCTACCATCATGTTACATATATTATGGATATGATCATATGATAGTATTGGATTGTTCAAAATATCGATAATATATGGGGAAACACGTGCTGATATAGACTTGTTACCATGTTTCCTCCCTATATATAAAAACCTCTTACCCACGATGGATGTCATTTTCATCACCGATGAAATCGCCAGACCCATATATACTTCATTGATATATTATTATTTAGAGATTATGAAATATATTTGTAATAAATAAATGAACAGGATTGCAATCGATATCGATGAAGTTCTTGTTCCATTTCTCAATCCCATGGCTCGGTATCATAAACAGAAGTCTGGTATTCAGAAAACCGATAAATCTAAATACAGTTACGTCTATCGGGATATTTTTAATGTCACAGAAGAAGAATCTCAAAAAATGGTTCAAGAATTTTACAAATCTGGACACTTCCAAGTTCTTAAACCGATAAGGGGGTCCCAAAGGGCGATGAGGTCAATCCGTAACAATGCCGAAAAGATGTACATTGTCACGGGTCGTCAGGATGTTGTGAGGAAGGATACGGAGTTATGGATTAACTATTTCTTCCCAGGAATCTTCGATGATATCATTCTCACAAATAGTTACACCCCAAATGAAGTCAAGAAAGTTGATATTTGCCGAGCCTTAAACATCGGTCTACTCATCGACGATAATAAAGCCATATGCGACGAATGTATAGAATCTGGTATGATCGCCCTAAACTTCATAGGTACCCATGAGGAGGATGTGTACCCGTGGTGTGAAGAGAGTGAAATAGGTATCAAGGGGTGGTAAGATACATTTCAATATACAAAATAACTCGGTCCTCACTAGATACATTTTCCGCCCAATGTTTACATTTTGCATTCATCATGATATGTTTTCCATCTTCTTCCATGACATCCCCGATGACCGAATGGTGTAAAATACACCCCTTTGGACATTTTAAACCCAAATGATATGTACATTTATATCCCTCATCAACATTATCTGTATGTTCTTTTAATTTTACACCACCTTTCATCAAAGAAAATCCAGCAACCTGAATACCTTTTATTTGATGTAAGAGTTTAAATGTTTCGGGGCATTTCAAACAATTTCCAACGACAGGGTTACCTGACCAGATAAGGGGCCAACTAATCCAGTCATTTTGGACATGATCTTGTCCACCTTTTAACCAACCGTCACCACCCTGTGTATATTTTTCTATAATATCTGTCAAAATTTCAGATCCTTCCCACTCACCTTCAGGTCTTGGTTTATCACTAATGAAAATATCAGATGGTAACTGATTAAATTCATCACGTATAGTCTCCCAATGATGTTTGAGTTCTTTGAGTTTCATTATAATACTTTTACATTATAAATCAATTCCTAAAGTAATCATACGCTGTAGCACCTGTCAAAATGGTACCAGCACCCTTTACCTTTTTTGTTATAAAGTACAATAGAAATGAAATCATCACGAGCACGGATGCAAATGATAGGAGACCAACTCCAAATATTTTTGGAGGACCTTGACTAAAACTAGTGTCAGTGGGGTTCTCGGGATTATAAAAAACTTTAATAGTATTTCCGATTTTAGGTTCTATAAGATACTCTTTCTTTTTAGAGTCAGAATATTCTTTGTCGTTGACTGTATATTTAAAATCAATTGTGCAACTATATTTGGTAATCTCATTGATTATAATTGGTAAACACTTGTTATCTGTTATCACACCATCGACTTGTTTACTATACTTCTCTTTTCGTACCATAAGAAAACCACCCGAAGAACAACACGATAACGCAATTACGACTGCGAACAGGAGTCGAACAAATGCAATCGTCTGACCAATTTTATTGCCAGTGTTGATAACACCCATATACTATAAAAGTACGAATTTAATTTACAGATTCCTAATAGTACCGGTATTTGCTTTCATAAAAATAACTTCATCACACTGGCCACCTTTCATCACCATCTCCACCTCTCCACACACAGTTCCAGGTTGCTTGAAACGATCACACGCAACCTGGGTTCTAGTTGTTATATCCATGTTCTGACTATAGCCAATAAATGTCCGATCAACGATACCATCTTTATCCAAAGCCTCAACCGTAGCTTTCCAACAATAACTCCCAAATTCCCACTGTTTCGTGTCACTCACAGGTGGGGGTGGGGTATCTAGAGCGGATGATGCAAAACGACCCCTAAATCTCCGATTGAGAGATACAACGGGTGTAATCAATAAATTAGCAATAGTTGTCATTACTATTGATAAGAATTGTGTTTTTAAGTTATTTTTTACTCTTTTTCTCATTTAATTTTTGTCTATTCTTTTCTCGATAGCGGAGGGTTGCCAGTTGTCTTCGAGTTAATTCCGATGGGTCTTTATTAATCACAGTATTTGCTTTAATCCTTGTCATAGTATATTGAAACCCCTCTGGTGGCTTGGGAAGTGTGACAGTCTCTTCTTCCATCTTACATATATATCAGATTTTTTCTTTATCCTAAAAAAGTAACACTTTAGGGGACTACTACCTTTCAACTTATTATTATAATAATTTTTAAACTTGAACTCTATGAATAAATAAAAGTTAGGATGGGGTAGTCCCGAGAATAGTTACTTTTTATTCTTTTTCTCATTTAATTTTTGTCTATTCTTTTCACGATACCTGAGGGTTGCCAGTTGTCTTGAAGTTAATTCCGATGGGTCTTTACCTCTTACAGTGTTTACATCATCCCTGATGAGTGCATATT